ATGTTGGATTATAACAAGAAGTTCCACACACCAGAAATGTATACGGCAGAATAGTATGATTAATATTAAAGTAGAGAAAACTCCAGGATCAACATTCAAGATTGAGCCAATGTCCATTAAAAGAGATTGGATGGACTTAACTCCTGAAAATCATGCATACAGATGCTTCCCAGTCACACAGTCAAATGTAATTGGCTGGAGCCTTTCTTCTAGCAGTGACATTGTTTTTAGATGGGACGGAATAAATGATTCAAGCGCAGATCATGTAGAAATCTTCAGTCCACAAGAAGGGTCCTATAGTGGTAGAGGGCAATCATCTATAAGTCTAGATACTGGTTTAATTTTTAAAACAGACAATGACATTAGTATTTGGACTATAAACCCAGTAAACCATTTTAGCGATGACTTTGAAACAATGTCTAGCCTAATCAGTACATCCTTTTATGGAAATCCTTTGCCACTTGCGATTAAGGCAAAAAAATCACAAGAGGTTGTAACAATTAAAGCAGGTACTCCTCTTGCAACTATAGTTCCCATATCATTAACAAATCTAAATAATACTACTATTGAAATAGTAAGGTATCAAGATTTTGATGGTAAGAGGCAGGAAGAGAGCAGGGCTTATGGAGATGCAGCACAAAGAGTGAATGCTTCTGGAGAGTGGACAGACTGGTATAGAAATGCTGTCAATGAAAAAAACGAGTCTCTGGGTTCCCATGAAGTCAAGGCTCTTAAACTTGATGTAAACGACACAACGAATGGTGCTATAATATGAGCATGGAACAAAATAAAAACTCATACAAGGTAGTAAAAAGAACTCCATCTATCACTCCTTCAGGCTGGTTTGGAGATAGTAAAGACATGATTGTTGAACTAGAAAACTTCATGACCCAAGAGGAAATAGAGTTCTTGGAAAAGGCTGCTAAGTCTTTAACCATTTGGGATGTAACTGAGAGTCATGTAAATGAAAATGGAACTGTAACCTATGATTCAGATTATTGGAAAGATAGAGTTGCAACAAGCCCAACCCTAGATAAAAATGATCCTGCTATTGCTCCAGTTATCGCAGGTCTTTTTAAAAGACTCAAGCCTATTGTGGAAGAGTTTTACAAGGTAGAAGTCGTACCAACAGGAACAACAATTGTTAAATGGCTTCCAGGACAGTTTCAAAAGCCACATGCAGACAAGGAACTACATGAGGGCCCAGATGCTGGAACTCCAAACGACTTTCCAAACTATGATCTATCTAGTTTGTTCTATCTAAATGATGACTACGAAGGTGGAGAGTTGTACTTCCCACTTCAGGGTGTACAGTTTAAGCCTAAAAAGGGTGCAGCATACTTTTTCCCAGGAGACAAGAACTTCGTCCACGGAGTTACTGAGATTAAAAGTGGTCTAAGATTTACATGTCCATTCTTTTGGGAGATCACTAAGCATACAGGAGATAGACAACCATGAATCTAAACAATAAGAAAAGAATTACAAAAGATATTGTGATTTATGAGAACTTCTTAACTGCAGAAGAGTCTGAAAAAATTATTAAGGTTTTAGATGCACAGGCCGATAGTGGTCAGATGAACTGGATGCCAATATCTTTTTATGAGTCATACTCATCTGTCCTTCCACAGGATGGAGACAAGGAACTTGTAGAGTTTGGGTTGCCAGAGACAATTTTTTCAGATATTGAAAATACCATACCAGAAGCCGTGGCTTCGGTACACGATCTAGACCCAGCAACAATTCATAAGATTGGGTATCACACTCAAAAGTGGGAGCCAGGTGCTTATGCACGAATTCACTCAGATAACACTGATGATAAAGGGAACTCTGGTGCTTTTACAAGAAGTCGTTATGCAGCCTTTGTATACCTAAATGAAGACTTTGAAGGTGGAATGCTAAGATTCCCAAGTCAAGACATAGAGATAAAGCCACAGACTGGCTTGCTTGCTGTTTTTGACGGGGGATTTGAAAATATGCATGAAGTAAGTCTTATTACTAAGGGTATCAGATATACAATTGGATCCTTTTGGGATGATAGAGCAGAGTCTGACTATCCACAAGAACTTAGAGATTCTTGGGCTGAAGAGATGAAGGCTACTAGAGCGCAACAAGAAATTGAAAGAGCAGAGTGGCAAGAACTTTTAAAGCAAGGCTGGAAGTTAGACGCCGATGGAAACAAATATAAGGCTGAGGAATTGTAGCATGGAGGTTTTTCTATATAAAGAGTTGAAGGCTGCTGGCTTTGATCCAGAAATTATTCACGATCAAGTTTTAGTCGTTAATAATTTTTTGCTAGATAAAGAACTTGATGTTATGAATAACATAATTGAAGAAACGCCAGAAGAAACCTGGGGTGTTGAGTATAGAAAAAACCTTGTTGAATTTTGCATGCAAAAGTTTGGAAGAGATGATGTAGATAATCTTGTGGCAGAGGGTAAGTATGAAATTACACAGGGGTGGCATGACAAGAACTTAGATATTCAAAGAACCCCAGCGTCAATCGCAGCACGAGAAAGGCTTGATAAACTAGTTCGATCAGCAGATCCTAGCCTTGAGTTTGGTGGGTTTGGAACGATGCAAAGAATGCAGCCAGGAGTAGAATTAAAGTCACACACAGACCAGCACACTGACCCATCTATTAGGTATGCTGCAATAATCTATATTAATGATGACTATAATGATGGAACTTTATTTTTTAAAAACATAAAAGATTCAGATATTAAGCCAAAGCCAGGATCTTTACTTCTATTTCCAGGTAATGAAGAATTTGAGCATGGGGTTCGTCATGTTGGCGAGGGTAATATCAGATATGTTCTAGTCGGATTTATTAGAGTTAAAGATTTTTATGAAAACAATAAATACTAAGGGGGAATTATGGAAAAGCAAATTTTAGAAGAGAAGGTCTATTACTATGAAACTGGAGTAAAAGACTTTGAAAAACTTATGGAGACTATCGATGAACTGGACAGACTTGAATCAGAGTCTGGAGTATCTTCCTGGCATGACTGGACAGCATCAAATGATAAAGATTTTATTTACGGATCAACAAAGACATACGATATAAGTCATATTAATGGTCTAGAAGAGCCATATAAGACTAAGATGGCTTTTGTATATAAAACAATCATGGATTCTTTTTACGATGTGTCCAAAGATTATGCTCTTTCCCTAGGGGATACAGATGAGCCAAGATTATTCCCAACTTTTAATATTAAGAAGTATAAAGAAGGAACAAATATGGGTGCTCACTTTGATCAACTTGATGGAGATCAGACTCTGCGATATTCTTTAGTCATGTACTTGAATGATGACTTTGAGGGTGGAGAGATCTCCTTTACAATGTCTGATTACTCAGGAATCCTAAAGAAGCAGACTCCTCACCCAGACTACGATCATCCAGATAATGCTAAGTTGATGGATTTTTCTGTTAAGCCAAAGGCTGGAAGTATTATTATTTTCCCATCTTCTGCGCCATATCATCACACTGCCCACCTTGTTAAGAGCAAATTTAAGTATATGGTTCCAGGACACTGGATTCATAACAACATGGACTTTTATCGATATTCTGGCAACTAGTTGTGAAGACCGCAATTGTAACAGGAGCAAGTAAGGGTGTAGGTTACGCAACAGTTAAGTTGTTGTCCGAAAATGGCTATAGGGTTATAGCAGTTTCTAGAAACCTATCAAAGGTATCAGAACTGGTTTCTGAAACAGTTGAGGTCTACCAAATGGACATCACCAGTCCTGACCAGATTAAAGTCTTTTATGAAAAATACAAGGACATTACTTTAGATCTTTTAGTTAATAATGCAGGAGGTGGCTCTGGACCAACTAACATTATAAGAGAGACCATGGATAACTTTAGAATGGCTTACGATATTAATGTCTCTGGCCCAATGTATCTATCACAGTTGTTTGTACCTTCAATGCAAAAGTCTAAGTCTCCAACTATTATTTTTATCAGTTCTCTTGGCGGAAAGTATGCCTATCGTGGGGGAGGAAACTATACTAATGCAAAGCGTGGACAGATGGCTCTTGTTGATACAATGAGATTAGAGTTTCCAGAGTATGGAATTAAAGTAACAGAGATATGTCCAGGAACAATAGACACCCAAGAAGAAAAGAAACCTGCTGCCTTGACAGCAGAAGATTTGGCAGAGTCTATTCGTTGGGTAGCAGAATTGCCAAGTCATGTTAATATTAACCATATAGAATTAAACCACATTCTTAGTGGTAAATGAGTTTTTAAATAACTATCAATAACAACTTTAGGTAGAGTTTTGCTTTTTAGAAAACTCTGCTATAATTAACTCTATTCCGTTTTTGAAAGGACGAAACACATGTCAGATTTTTTTAGTTTTAGATTAACAGATGACTTCGTAGAGAAGTTTGTATCAGCACCAAATCCATTTGGATTTAAGGATGCAGCAGAAAACTCTCTTGGAGAAATTACCTTCATTCGCACATACTCTCGTGTGAAGGAGGATGGAACTAAGGAACGCTGGCATGAAGTATGTCGTCGTGTAATCGAAGGTATGTACTCAGTACAGAAGAATCACGCTAAGGAAAACCGTCTTCCATGGAATGACTACAAGGCTCAGAAGTCAGCACAAGAAGCATTCCAGAGAATGTTTGAGTTGAAGTGGACACCACCAGGACGAGGTATGTGGACATTTGGAACTGCCATGACTATGGAGAAGCGCAACTCAGCAGCACTACAAAACTGTGCAATGGTGTCAACAAAGGATCTAGACAAGAATGATCCAGGAGCCCTCTTTGCTTGGGTAATGGACGCTCTCATGCTCGGCATCGGCGTTGGCTTTGATACAGTGGGACAGGATAAGGCTTTTCCAATCTATGCTCCTACAGAGCCAGCAGCGATCTTTGATATACCAGACACTCGTGAAGGTTGGGTAGAATCGGTTCGTCTTTTGCTAAACTCTTACCTTAGATCCAACCAGCCTGTCCAGAAGTTTAACTATGACCTCATCCGTCCTCTAGGAGCACCGATTAAGGGCTTCGGAGGGGTCGCCAGCGGTCCAGCACCACTTATTCAACTACATACACAGATCGATAAGGTAATCGGCGGTAGAGCGGGAGAAACACTGGATAGC